ATTACCAAAAGAATTGGAAGACACCACGGCGCCTGCTCGTGAGTCCGATGAAGCATTGGTCGCCAAATACGGTTATTCTGACTGGTACTCGTGGTGTGTGAATAATTGGGGTACCAAGTGGGATATCAGCCCTTATGAGTGTGAAGCCGAAGGCAATACACTAAATGGCACTTTTGATTCGCCATGGGGTCCTCCAATACAGGCCTATGAGCAGTTGGAACAATTAGGTTTTGAGGTTCGTGCATATTACTATGAACCTGGTATGGGTTTTGCTGGTGTGTATGAAGGCGTGGATGAATGCTACGATTATTCTGGCATGAGTGCTGATGAAGCGGAAGAATATCTTCCTGAAGCTTTGAATGAAATGTTTTGTATCACCGAATCCATGCGTGAATGGGAAGAAGAAAACGAGGAAAATGATGAGTAAATGGGAATTTACAATCAAAGAATTAAAGGCATTACAACAGGAACGGCCAGATACACCGGCAATCGTTGAAGCATATGTTGAATGGGTTTTATTAAAAGGTTATTCTATCAAGAAAACCAAATAGTGTTGTATATTTACAACAGGGGCTTGAAAACCCCTGTGGTAAGTGTATAATGGTAGTATAAATTGAATGAAAGGTACATTATGTTGAAATTTGAAGGAATTGCAAAAGTTGGTGATATGATTCGTGCATATGATTTTAAACCATGTGCAGGTCGTGATGATGCTTTTATTGAAGGTGTGGTTGAGCAGGCAAATTGTAATGAACCTGGTTTTAACTGCTACAAAATTACGGTGACTGCTGACAAATTTGTTAAGTTTGAAACCAAACCTAATAAAAAGAATCGTGTTGGTAAAATTATGTTTGTGCCACACCAGACCAGTTTTATGGAATTTGATTTTCGTGTGATTAATTTGAGTAGAGGTTAATATGGATTTATACGAAGGCATTGATGCGTATGTTAAACATTTGGCAGATGATTATACCAATACAGCGGCTTACAATAGTAAAAAGTTTTATGCTGCTGTTGGTCGTAAGTATGTGCATATCATCATGGAAGATAATCAACGCAGTTCACATTCGTGGGTGATGTTGGCAGATGATAAGAAGTTTAAGCAAGGTGACATTCTCAAATCAGCATCATGGAATGCACCAGCAAGAAACTTTGCTCGTGGTAATGTATTGTGTGGTGGTTTTAAACATATTAGATGGTGTGGAGCGTAATTATGCAATTAAGTTTTCAACAGAAAGAAGATATTATGCAATCTATATTTGCTAATCATCATTCGCCAATTGGTTTTCGGTCAGTTTACAAAGGCGTACCGATTGACAATTACGAGCAACTCAAACAGTTTATTGATTTCACCAAATATTTTGTAATGTTCCGTGGTCCTCGTAGGCGTGGTGCCAGTTCCACTCGTAAGCGTGATGCAAAAGCGTTTGATGTGTATCAGCGTGATGCTCGTGCAGTTCATGAGATTCGTATTGAGCTTGAGGCATTTCAGCGTGGTGTGAAGTGGGCTAATAATCGTAGTCATTAGTATGAAGTCTTAATGGAGGAATATCCTTGGCGGACTATAAACGGCCTAAACAGCAGCAGTCTTTTTTGTTGGCTATAGACTATAAAGAAAAACCAACACTTATTCTTATTTGATTGGAGTTTATATTATGGGTACCAGAAGTTTAACATTCGTTTATAACGAATCCAAAAGCGGTGAGGCCGCTGAGCGTATTATCAATATGTACCGCCAATACGATGGTTATCCATCTGGCCATGGTGCTGAATTGGCAGAGTTTCTATCAAGCGGTACAATGACCAATGGCCTACGCCTTGGTGCCAATGAGAGATTTTTCAATGGCATGGGTTGTTTGGCTGCACAGATGGTAGCAAACTTCAAAGATGGTGCAGGTCAATTCTATTTGCATCCTGTTGTTCAACAATCATGTGGCCAAGATTATGAGTATCACATTTTGAATGTTGATGGTCAATTCAAAATTGAAGTGTATTATTGTGGTTGCAATATGTTTGGCATGAGTAGTGATTATGAGAGTGAAGTTATTTTCTCTGGTTCATTACCTGAGTTTGTGGAATTCTGTAAAGAAAAGGAAACAGCATGAGTAAGGCAAAAAAAGCAATTCAAGATTTATTTCCTGGCATTATGGTGCTTGATAAAGAACCAGTTAAAGTTCAAAATCCATTTAGTGGTGAAAGTACCATTCTAACGCCTGATGAGGTTGCGGTTTATGATTACCTTAAAGGTTGTGAATTGATTGGTGATTATAAAGGTTTGCGTAAAGCCCTTGATTGGTTTCGTACCAACAATGGTAATGCTTACATGATTTTATTGGATTAATTATGAGTAAAACGATTGATAGATTGATTAATGAATTAGTTGCCGATTCTATGAAAGATATTAAAAAAATGAAAAAAACAGAATTGGTAATGGTAACAAAAGAATTGCTTACAGATAATTTGCGTGAGCTGACTGATGATACGATTGTTAAGATTTATGAAGAGCGGTATAATACCAATATTGTAGGAGTTTGATATGAGTTACGATTCTGATGTTGAAAATGTTTACATGGTTGAGTTTGAATCCGGCCGAATCATTCATTTAAGCTTTTATGAAGTTCAAGATGTAAAAGAATATTGTGCTGATGAATATTCAAACGAAATCATCAAAACAATTTACCAAGAAGTTTATGTTGGTGGAGATGAAGATGAATAAAAACAATTATCAAATCGATTGGAATAAATTGGCCAAGTATAATATTGTGGTCAATACACGACCAAAAGATCCGTTGCAAGATGTGATGAAGAATGATGAGTTGGTTTCGTGGATGCAGGAATATCCTGATGCTATGGATGCCATTAATAAAATAAAGGCAAAGAAATGAATTATTACCTTGTAGAATTTATGGACGATTCGGTTCATACTCAGTATGAAGGAGTTTCTGCTATCTCAGCACAAGAGGCGGTGTATAGTATTAAACTCGGTTGGCCTGATGCCAAGATTTTAAATGTTTGGCAAGAAACTGGTGAAAACGACCAGTGGCGTGATGAAGATTTGGATGGTAGGTGTTAATGAGTATTAGTGCATATAAAGAAGTTACCGAATGGAATGAACCAGAGTTCGTGGTGCCTAATCATATCTATTTGTTTGATGGTAAATCCAATATTTTGGCCTATGCTCGTGAGAGTGATGGTGAGATTAAGGTATTCAACAAACCAATACCAATGGACACTCGTAGGCGTAAGTTTATCAAGGTCAAACACAAAGAATTGGACGCTATTGGCGCAACGGTGGTGATTCAACAGCCAGAGGCTTTGAATGTGCCTCATTGGCAGGTTGTAAGTGATTCAGGCAAGACCTATACCATCACTCTAGAATCTGGTAAATATCAATGTAATTGTATAGGGTATGCCTATCGTGGTAAATGTAAACATAGTGAGCAGATAAGAAATGAAAATAGTAATTAATTGTGATTATGGTGGTTTTTCTTTGTCTGATTTGGCAATCGAAACATATGCTGACCGCAAAGGCATCAAATTGAAAAAAGAAAAAACCACATTTGGTATAACATTATATACAAATGTTGATACCAATGAAGATTTTGAAAGCAGGGACATTGAACGAAATGATTCTGTGTTGATTAAAGTTGTTGAAGATTTAGGTAGTAAATCATTTGGTTTTGCTGCCAATCTAAAAATTGTGGAAATACCCGATGATGTGAATTGGGAAGTGGTACAATACGATGGTTTGGAACATATTGCAGAAAAACATAGAACATGGTACTAAAAGTGTTGTATGGACACAACAGTAGGTTGACTTCTGGTGTGGAATCTGTATAATGGTAGTTTGAATTGGGTAAGCGGTAAAGTTGGAGAGTTACAGCGGACTGTAAATCCGTTGCCTAAGGCTGAGTTGGTTCGAATCCATCCTTACCCACCATGCACGGTTCGTCTATCGGTTAGGACATTGCCCTTTCACGGCAGTAAGAGGAGTTCGATTCTCCTACCGTGTACCAAAAGTATTAAATAGTATATTATGAAAAAGAAAACTAGAGCACATTTCGTATTATTTTGTAGTAATACACCATTCAAACCAAAAAGAGTGGTGTCAAAGGTCGCCTTCAAGAGGCGTGTTAAACATAAATTGAAAGATTTACATTATGAATAAAAATGCAAAGCATTTCGTTGTAGCGTGTGAAGAACGATTTGGTTCTGAATCAATTATCACAAGAGATGGCATTACACAAGTTTGCAACGAATCAGGTGCACCATATCCATATTGGTTGGTGACCAAATCACAATATCGTTATGACCGTGGTCAATACAAGGTACCACCAAGTGGCGAGAAACCAAAAGCGAAAATGAAAGAACAAGAACCTGAATTAGAAGTTGCTTATGCACAACCTGCACAAGTGTTAGAGTTCCGCCAACCAAAATTGTTGGATGATTCCGAACCATCGGTGCCACAAAAATGGCCTGATTATGTACCGTTTGGTTTTTTTAAAGATATGAGAAACATTATCAGTAGTAAATCATTCTATCCAATCTTTGTTACTGGTTTATCTGGTAATGGCAAGACCTTGATGGTCGAGCAAGTGTGTGCTGAATTAGGTCGTGAGTGTATTCGTGTGAATATCTCCGTTGAAACCGATGAAACCGATTTGCTTGGTGGTCCCACATTGGTCAATGGTAATGTGGTCAATCGTGATGGTCCTGTTCTTATCGCTATGAAGCGTGGCGCAGTATTGTTGATTGATGAGGTCGACCGTGGTTCTAATAAATTGATGTGTTTGCAAGGCATTATGGAAGGCAAACCACATTACAATAAGAAATCAGGTGAAATGGTGTATCCAAAATCTGGTTTCACAATCGTTGCAACTGCCAATACCAAAGGTCGTGGTAGTGATGAAGGCAAGTATCTATCACAAATTCTTGATGATGCTTTCTTAGAACGATTTCCAATTACGGTAGAACAGGAATATCCTGATGCCAAAACAGAAAAGAAAATTCTGTCACCATTAATTGCTGATGCAGAATTCGTAGAGCATTTATGCCAATGGGCTGATGTGGTTCGTAAATCGTATGATGAAGGCGCAACTGATGAAATTATCAGCACTCGCCGTTTGGTACATATTGCCAAAGCATTTACGATTTTCAAGGATCGTATGAAGGCCATCACCTTGTGTGTGAATCGTTTTGATGAAGAAACGAAAATGGCATTCTTAGATTTGTATAGCAAGGTGGATAGTTCGGTAGAATCACCTGCCAATACAAGTACCATTTCTACCACATCTGAGGTTGCCAACCAATCTCAAGTGTAGTATAATGGTGGTGTAGCAAGTGAGAAGTTTTTATATTATTAATTTATTAGGAGTATTACAATGGCATTAACAGTTCGCAAAGGTAAGGTAAACCGTCATGAGAAAATTACCCAAGTAATGTTGTCAGGCAAACCTGTGAGTCCTGCTGAAATCGAAACAGTATTCAAAGGCACAGACCAAGAATCAGTATTGTATCGCCTCTCAACCAACATCTATAACATTCGTAAAGATGGTGGTATTGTGAAAGTAATTAAAGATGGCCGTAAAGTAAAGGCATATCAATTGGTTAACTTTGACCAGTTCGATTCTAATGGTCGATTCAAAGGCAACCAACAGTTACAAACTAAAGCAACACCTGTAAAACCAGTTGTTGTGCAGCAATCTGTTACAGCTTAATCTCTCCGCTATCATATAGTCGTTTAGACTCGTTGTGAAACGCTCGAGCTATATGATGGCACCTTTTTATATTATGGAAATCTATGACAATCGATAAAGAAGAAATGTTTGAGTATTTGAATACACTACGTGAAACTGGTGTAACCAATATGTTTGGTGCCTCACCATATTTGCAACAGGCATTTGGCATTGAACACAGAGAAGCAAAAATCATATTATTGGAATGGATGAAAAGTTATGAGTGACCATCATATGGCTGGTGACCAAAAAGCACCTAGTGACCGATTTGATTTTGAACAACAAATTATCAAATGTTGGGGAATAGTTGATGACCTTAAAGAGCTCGATGAAGGTTTATTTGAGGGCTGGGTAGAACATGATAATGAATACACAGTTTCAAATCATGTGCAGAGCCTTGCTCATGTTTATGATGTTAAATTTCAGAAATTGTGGAGTTTGTTTGAAGATGTAATGATGGCAGAAGTTCGTAAGAATAAAATGCTTGAAGAAGAATGTGCCGCATTACGTGAACAATTAATGAAAAAAGAAAAAGGTAAAAAGTGAAATATATTGCAAAACCAAATTTGATGAATAATGTAGGTCTCAAAGAGTTCAATAATCCAATTGATGCTTTGACCTACCTAAACGAGATCCTAAGTGCCAAAACAGGCGACCATCGGGACTATGTGTTCATACCACCATCAACCTCCAAGCGCAACCTAAAGAAGTCCATTGAAGAATATATTGGTATTGGTAAGTTGGAATTGAGGCCTGAGTAGTGTTGTATCCACACAACAGATGGTTGTATTATTCCATGGTTGTGATATAATGGTTTTTAAAGTGAGAAAGGAATTTATATGATTAATTTTGTTATTGGTTGTGTTTTAGGATTTTTTGTTGGTACAGTAGGTTTTACTGGTATTGCACAAGCCTTAGATGGTGGTATCGATAAGGTCAAATCAATTAATGTGAGTGTTGAAAAATGATTCTTTATACAGTAAGAATGAATGGCAAACCCATTAAAAATTTTTATGATAAATCGGAAGCAAATTTGTTTATGCAATGGTTGTTGAATCGTTCTAAAGAAGAATCGCTTAGTGAATCATTGATTGAATCGGCTTTATCTAAATCTGATATGATTCAAGCAAAAGAAGTTATTAAACACATTATGGAGTTAAAAAGTGAAAAAAAGCATAGCAGTTAGTAGTTTGATATTGTTATTGATTGGTTGCAGTTCAACACCAAAACTCTCTGGTTACGAAGGACCTAAAGCATTGGCAAATACTGATGTCATCAAATACAATAAAGATTGTGTTGGCGCTGGTATGAGGCCAAATGTTGAGTATGTTGTAAAGAAAACTGATTCTGGTAAAGTATTAGTACCAATCAATGTACATTGTGAACCATATCCTGAGAAAAAGTAATCATGGAATTATTTGATAATTTAGCTGAAGTAGGTTTAACGACCGGTGTATTACAGATTATAATTGTTGCTGCTATTGCCATCTTTTTGGTTGGCATGTACTGGCGATTTATTGTTACTGGTATTGGCATAGTATTTTGTGTTGTCGTGTTCGCCATGCCATCGAAGAATGATAATAAATCTGTTGAAGTGGCTGCAGTAAAAACACCAGTTATCAATGAAGAACCAAAGTGGGAAGAAGTTAAACCACAACCACCTGTGGTTGCGGCCAAACCTGAAACAAAACCCAAAACTGACCAACAGTTGTTTATGGAAGATTGCAATGTGTATGGTGGTTTAACACAATCACAATGTGCGGCACTCTGGCGTGACCGTGAAAACAATGCCGAACCAGTCAAATGGCGTAATCAATGGAAAAATGGCCAAATGATAAAGGTGAAACATGGCCCAATTTAATGATGATAAGTTAGAGCAACTATCACTAGATATTGATACTGAATTATTAAAGTGGTTGACTACATTTGAAATTCATCCACTCAATTTGATTGCCGTGATTTTGGCTCGTTTAACATGGATAGCCAAACAAAGCAATATTGAAGAAGATTACATAAAGCTTTTGGAGTCACCAAAAGATGTTATACACAAAACAGAACGAGAAAACAAACTGGTACATTAATGAAAATATCGTTAGCATCTGATATTCATTTAGAATTTGGCGACATTCTTTTAAAGAATGAGGAGAATGCTGACGTTTTAATTTTGAGTGGTGATATCTGTACCGCCAGTCAATTCAAGAATAAACCAAAAGAAAGAATGATGGTTAAAGATTTCTTTAAGCGTTGTTCGTTTCAATTTCCTCATGTGGTTTACATTATGGGTAATCACGAGCATTATAATTTTGATATTATTGATACCTATGATAGATTAAAAGCTGAGTTGGCTGATTTACCAAATATTCATTTACTTGAGAAAGAAACATGGGAACATGATGGTGTGACCTTTGTTGCTGGTACGTTATGGACTGATATGAACAAAGGTGATCCATTGACCTTATGGCATTGCAGTAAAGGTATGAGTGATTTTCAAGTAATTAAAAATAGTAATCGTATGGTTCAACATAAAAGAAATGTTTACCATGAGAGTGAGCGTAACGAAGATGGCACACTAGTTGTTAAAACTGTGGATCATTATCAGTCACCTTCAAAGTGGTCACCAGAAGATTCTGTGGAAGACCACAAGAAAATGTTAGACTACATAAAGATTGCTACTGAGAATAAAACAAAACAGTATGTTGTGGTAACACACCATGCACCATCACCAATTAGTATTGCTGAGTGTTATAAGCATGATACACTAATGAACGGTGCGTTTGCTTCTGATTTATCTGATTTTATTTTAGATAGACCACAGATTAAATTGTGGACTCATGGTCATATGCATAATGTATCTGATTATATGATTGGTGATACAAGAGTAGTTTGTAATCCTCGTGGTTATATTGGCCATGAACAAAGAGCAAAAGAATTTAAATTGAGATATTTGGAGATTTAAATGGGAATGTTTGACTACATACACTATCAAGGACAGGAGTATCAGACGAAAGATACTCCTTGCCAAATGTTGGACAAATATAAGATTGATTATAACGGAGATTCTGGTCATTTATTCTTGTGGCATGAAGATTATGATGCTGAATGGGTAGATGGCGAAGGATTTCTTGGTGGCCACCTCAGGCAGTTTAATGAACGCTGGGTGTGTTGCCATGATTTTGATGGTTTAATCCGATTTTATCGTGCTGCACTAGAAGATAAACATGAATCGTGGAAACAAGATGCATGGATAGAATATAAAGCTCTATTCATGGATGGTAAAATGATTAAGATTGAGAAAAAAGAAAATGAGTGATTATACGCCTGATAGATGGCTTGTTGTGAAGATTACAACAGATAAAGAACCATTGTATAAAGTATTTGCCTGCTGGTATGGAGGGTATCTTGGTTCTGATTCGTGGCAATTCAATAGCGGTATTGTTAAAGTTGAATTGGTAGATGACTATTATGAATTTCATGGTACCTCTGGATCGGTATATCGTTGTCATAAGAATTGCTATGGCACCAACGGCTATGGCGGCAGCGTATTAGCCAATTTCATTGATAAGGCCGAATACGAAATTGAAATAATGCCTGAGAATACAAATTGGAAGGAATTAAATTATGCCTGTGAGGTATAGTACCAACTGGATGGGACCAATCAATAAGCAATGGTATGAAGAACGAGGCCTTGAGCTTTGGACTTATGCTGCTGGCCGTATTGATTGTCGTGGTGAAGATTTAGGACAATTTGGTGATGAGATTGGTTTATCACCAATGCTTGCTGAAGATTGGGGTAGATTTAGTAAATGGTTAGATACCTTTGAAACCGATTTCATGTGGAATTTAAAAGATTTGGTTGAATTGTATGAAAGAAATAATCCCAAAATAACTTGGGCTGAAGGATATGATGATTGATTCAAAAAGAATATTGGTGACCGGCAGTTCTGGTTATATCGGCCAGCACCTTGTAAAGCTCCTCAAAAAGGAAGGATACGAGGTGTTTGGTACTGATATCAAACCATGTTTGAATGATTATCTGTTACCCAAACATTTTCTTTCATATGATATTACGAATGGTTATCAATTATGTTATTCTGATGAGTTTGACACCGTGGTTCATTTGGCTGCATTGGTCAAAGTAAATGAATCAGTAACAAAACCATATGAGTATTATGATACCAATATTAATGGTACACATAATGTATTAACGAATTTGAATTACAAAAATTTTGTGTTTGCATCGACAGGCACAGCCGCTAATCCCATCAACCCATATGCTTTGAGTAAGAGATGTGCTGAAGATATAGTAGGAAGATATTGCATTGAAAATACAAAAACTTTCACTTCATTCAGATTTTATAATGTGATTGGGTCTGATGGGATTTCACCCACTAATATGGATGGGTTGATGTATAACTTAATGAAAGCAAGAGAAACAGGAGTATTTAATTTATATGGTGGTGATTACAATACACCAGATGGCACACCTGTTAGAGATTATGTTCATGTGAATGAAATATGCCATTCTATTCAAAAGGCAATTAAAACACCTGCCAATTCATTAGAAAATTTAGGCCATGGTAAAGGTCATACTGTTAAGGAAATGGTAGACACCTTTAAACTGGTAAACAATTGCGATTTTCAAGTAAACTATTGCCAAAGACGAGAAGGTGATTTAGAATATAGTGTATTGAATAATCCTTCTACATATATGGAATCCGTTTATACATTATCACAATTATTGAAAGTATAGTATGCCATACGAATATGATTATGAACGATTTGAAGAATTGTTAATGCACCATCTAAAAGCCATGTACCACGATTCTGATGAAGGATCAGAGATTGGTGAAAATGTTTCAAGTGTCGAAGAAATGAAAATCATTTTTGATGGTTATGGTGACCTTGAAACAGGCGAGGGTGCGCTTTATCAATATATTGAAGGCGGCAATAAGAACATGGAATCTTTTGCCGTCTTTATTCACAAAAATGCTTTGACCGAAGGCTTTGTATTTCCTGAACACGAGTTTACTCCATGGTGCCTGATACATAGACCAAAAGAAGAAGTTTGTATTTGGGTATGGCATGATGTAGAAAAAGATGAGTGGGAAATTTTAGATTTAGAAGAACGATTAGAAGATACAGAATTAAATACCGAACAAGTGATGACTATCATGGAAGAATTGCATGATAGATATTTTAAACCAATTGAATTTGATGGCGAACTGGCACCGTCTAGTTGGCCATTCCCAACAGGAGATAAAAAGTGAAAGTTTATTTAAGTGGCTATCGTAGCCATTGGATTTCTCCACATACTGTTTTTGAGTATATCTTTTTTTGGACAGATTGGAGTAAATGTGGTCGTAGTAAAGGTGTAATTGCCGATGAAGATTATGTGGATCATCCTGTATGGGTTGAGAAATACACAAAGTATGTTAGACCCATTTGTGAGGCCATTCGTGTTGTACTCGACTTTATTCGCCCACCAATCAAATATGTAAAAATTGACCGTTATGATACATGGTCAATGGATTACACTTTGTCTTATATCATTCTACCAATGCTCAAACAATTAAAAGAAGAAACTCATGGTTCGCCATGGATTGATGATGAAGATGTGCCTGCTGAGTTGCGTGGTTCAAAAAGAAAAACAAAATCAAAACGCCATTCTAATCCTGACATTCAAATGTTGGATATGGACCACGATGATTTAATTCATAAACGCTGGGCATGGGTGCTCGATGAAATGATTTGGGCATTTGAACAAAAAGTTGCTGATGATCCGGAATCCAAATTCTTTGATTACACCGATTGTGGTGATAAGTTGCCTTGGGACGAAAATTATACTGGACCAAAGGTTGATTGGGATGGACTAAATGCACACAATGAAAGAAAGCGTAACGCATTTAGATTGTTTGGTAAGTATTATGAAAACTTATGGGATTAAATTATGTTATCATATTATCGGTATTGGCAGGCTTTAAAACGATTGGAATCATCACAAAAAACCATCGAAATGATGGCACCTGATGTACCAAATATGATACAAGCTCAACATGAAATGATTCAACGTGAGATGGAATATTACCAAGAAGAATCTCATAAGATTACCATAATATTGTTGACTTTAATTGTGTTTTTTAGTATAATGTTAGTATTATACACTCAAGGAATGTTTCATGTTTAAAAAAATTAATGAATGGTTACAAGCAAATAAAACTTTGTTTTTTGTGGCAGTTGTTGTGTTTGGTTTAACATTCTATTACACTCCATATTTTATTAATTCACCCGTCAATGGTAACTTTGATGGGAGCATTCAAAATAAATTAGTTTGGTCTGTTAAGGGTGAATGTTTTTTTGTTCGACCACTAAATCAAACCGATACATTATTAGTTCGTGTTAAAGATTGTGATAAAAGTGAAGTAATTCAAAAGGTAGGTAAATGAAAACAAACGGGGATTTTAAATTAAGTAAAGAAACAAAACGTATGCTTGCTCTGATGCCATCAGATAAACGAGGCCATTGGAAAAACATGATGATTGAAGCTGAAGTGTTGGAAAAACGTGCCAAATTGGCCAAACTAAAAGAAAATAAATCTGAAAAAGGAGAAGTGTGATGTCTTTATTTGTTGAAGTGGATTCAGTAGAAAAAGAATGTAAAGTAATTATTAATTTGGATGGTGTTAGTGAAGTTGCTCCTTTGAGTACCGGTGGTTGTGCACTATTTTTGCTACATGGCGGTATTTTAAAAGTAAAAAATGAATATGATGAATTCAAACAATTCGCTATGCAAACCGTTTCAAGTGAAGATATTGCAAAACGTGTTAAAGCACTTAAAGGTAGCGCTAAACCGTTGGAGATTCCAACACTATGAGCAGATTTACATTTATTTGTGAAGATGATCCAATGCCATTTGCTGATGCAATTGTCACCAAAAAAACGTTTGAGTTTAATGCCGATCATTTACATGGCGTTATTGGTGAATTTGAAACTTTTTTAAAAGGATGTGGATATCACATCGATGGTAATTTAGAAATTGTAGAAGAATCGAAATCTCTCAGCCAAATTGAGCCAATTCAAAAAGTTGATCTCGATGATTTAGATTCTATCTTTAATGGTAAAAAAAGTCTGATTCGATCTGATGAGTGTTGATGAACGATTTATTTTATAATCTCTTTGATTGGATTCGTGATGACTGGCGAAGTGGTCGTTTCCGTTTTATTGTTGAGTTGTTGGCTTGGGCTATTAGTATTGGTTGCTCTATTACTATGGCACTTACCGTTCCGAACCCACCGTTACTTGTTTTATATCCTGTTTGGATTACTGGTTGTGCTCTGTATGCTTGGGCTAGTTATACTCGGAAATCATTTGGGATGCTTGCTAACTACATCTTGTTAACTACTATTGATACTATTGGTTTAATTAGAATGCTATGAATATATTTTATCTTGACCATAATCCTGTGAAGTGTGCTGAAATGCACGTTGACCGCCATGTTTGTAAAATGGTAATCGAGTATGCTCAGTTACTTTCTACTGCACACCGAGTTCTTGATGGTGAGATGTACCTTGGTAAAACAACCAATAATCGTAATATCAAACGGTGGCGCCTGCCAGATGAACGTGAAGAACGATTGATGAAGCCTACGATGATGAACCATCCATCAGCCATATGGGTTCGCCAAAGTAAGGCCAACTATACTTGGCTCTATAATATGTGGTGTGAACTACTTAAAGAGTTTACATATCGTTATGGTAAAGTTCATGCCACGGCACGATTGATACCTGACTTGGCTCGTGTACCGGATAATTGTCCAATTGGTTCATTTACTGGCCCCACACCTGCCATGCCAGATGAGTGTAAAGTGCCGAATAATTCATTACAATCCTATCATAACTATTATCGTATGAATAAATCACATCTTTGGTCATGGAAAGGTAAGATAAATAAAAGAGAAGTACCAGTCTTTATGAAAGAATGGTTTCGAAAAATGAATGAATCACTTGCCCATGAGTATAGTTAATGCCAACCTATGATTTTTTAAATAAAGAAACAAACACAATCGAAGAACACCGTATGTCATATACGGTGTTAGATGAATTCATACAATCAAATCCACATTTACAACGATACCATTCAGCCGAGAACCTACCAGTTTTTGGTGACGTGGGTCGTATGAATGTTCCTCGTACCAAAACTGCCGATTCTGCCTTTGAGAAAGGTGTCATACAACGAATTAAAGATACGGTACCAGGAAATACACTACACAAATCACACAAGACAAAGTTGCCTAGAGAATGGTAATAGTGAACAATCAACTTCCACTTCTACTTAACATCAGGAGGCCAGATAATGACAAAGTTAATCCTGTAGAATCCGCTTCTAAAATTCCAAAATATAATAATAACGATAGGAGTTTTAATGAGCAAAAAAAGAATGATGTCAAAACAACAGCGGCTATATTACGAATATCAAAACAAGGAAAAAATTCGGCAGGAATTGATAGAATATATAAAGTTACAAAGAGAAGTCGACCAATTAAAAGATTACAGGAAAAATAATGTTATTTGAAATACACGCTGAAAAATCAAAAGATGATAAGAAAATATTTTATTATGATAACATGAGCAATATTTTAAAGGACGCCAATGGTATCGTATATGAATATCCGCAACCAATTGAAATTCCTAAAGAATACACAAAACCATATAAAGCATTTAATAAAAACAATCCTTTAAAGAAATCAAAGTTAATCACAACACTTAAAATTCAAATGGGATTAAGTTGTAATTATTCTTGTGATTATTGCTCACAAAAATTTGTTGAACGTATGCCTGAAACATCTAAAAAAGACATTGATGCTTTTATGAAAAAATTAGAAGTTTTAGAATTTGATGAAAGTAAAGGATTGAAAATAGAATTTTGGGGTGGTGAACCATTTGTTTATTGGAAAACAATGAAACCACTAGCAGAATTGTTGGCAGAAAAATTTGAGAATTGGGAAAGAAAACCAAGATTTTCTGTTATTACAAACGGATCTATTCTTACAGATGATATTATTGATTGGTTGATGATGTATGATTTTGATGTGGCCATTTCACATGATGGACCTGGTCAATCAGTTCGTGGGCCAGATCCGTTTGACGATCCTGAACAAAAAGAAAGAATATTGGGTTTTTATAGAATGATGAAACGTTTGGGTAAAGTAATAAGTTTTAATCCTATGATGAACGCAAAAAATAGAAGTCGTAAAGAAGTTTATGAATGGTTTGTGAATTTAACTGGTGATGAATTTGTAACACTAGGTGAAGGAGGTATCGTAGATGCTTACGATGAAGAAGGAATTTCAAATTCTTTACTAACAAAAAAAGACCATTTTGAATATCGAAGAACGGCTTTTGCTGACATATTTTCCACAGGCGGCAAAATTGGATTCACTATTCCAAAAGAAAAAACGTTTCAATTTACCAAAAGTGTTCTTGCTCACCGAAAATCGGATTTTTTAGGTCAAAAATGTGGCATGGATGAAGAACAAGCTTTAGCTGTAGATTTGCGTGGTAATGTAATGACGTGCCAAAACGTAAGTTCTCTTGAAATGTCAAAAAATGGCGAGTCGCATCACGGAGGTACATTAGAAGATTATGATAATGTATCAATTAAATCATCAACACATTGGTCGAACCGTAAAGAATGTTCTGGTTGTCCTGTACTACATATTTGTAAGGGTGCCTGTATGTTTTTGGATGAAAAATTTTGGGACATATCTTGTGCAAATTCATATTCGGATAACATACCATTTTTTGTTTTAGCTATACAGGATATAACAGGTTATATACCAACACTCATAAAAGGTGATGGTCTACCACTCGAAAGGCAAGATATTTTTGGTACAATTTACGAACATAAGGAAGATTTGAAAAAGAAAATTATACCTATCAAAATAATTAGTGAGAAGATTGGTGTGATTGAAGGTGTCGAAATTTACGGAAAATCCAAAGTAGAAACAATATAAATACTGAATAATAAAGATTAGGACGTAAAAATGACATTACCATCATCTGGACCAATATCCGTATCGCAAATTAATCAAGAAATTGGTCAATCATCAACATATTCTAGTGATTTAAATTTTTTAAACAATTTAGTGTTGCCGTCTATACGACCAGGTACTCCTAATATGGCTGGATTTTATGGCCTAAGTTATTTTCAAAAAAATACTGCAGGAAATTGCAACGGCACGGGAATTAATAATTGCTGTGAAAACTGCGCTTCAGGAAATTGTCCTGTAGTTGACCCATCAAATTGTAATTGTGGATGCGGTGATCAAAGTCAAAATTGCCATGTGTGTGCTAATTGTGGAGCTATTAATTGTGCAAATTGTGATAGCCAATCATGGTTACAAACAGGAAATTGTAATCAACAACCGCCACCAACATATAATTGTACAAGTTTTCAATGTTATGCTCAAGCTTGTAATTGTTCAAAAATTATTTGTCATAAATTATATCAACTCGGTATGATGCCCCATGATATTTTTTATGCTGACCAAAAATATGGTAATTGGTTGAGAGAAAATGATCCAGAAGTTTATGCTGGTTATATTCGTTGGGCTCAAGTTATTGTTGATGGCATGGAAGGCAAATCTCCGGACTTTATGCTTTGGATGTCCAAAGATGAACGTAAAAAAGCTGAAAAACAAAAATTTATTAAGTGGGCTCACCGTATAGCAACTCCTTGGTCGCAACATATGGCTTATATTATGAATATTGTGAATAGAGATAATGATATTGGCCGTATATTGATGCGTGTTGGTCGACCAATTAGCCGTTTGGTAGGTAAGTTACCAAATAAAAATAAACCAGTTGGTTTATTGACCGTATATTTTATTTGGATTACATTTGCGGGAACATATTACTCAGCAGAAATTTATTCTAAAATAGTTAAATTATTTAATAATAAATTATTCATAAGGAAAAAATACAATGAATGAAAATGAAATCGTCATCGAGAGAGATTTATTGCATGAGTATGTTGATTACTACTTCAACAATATTTTTTTCAATGCAATACTAAATTTACCTGAAGAACAACGTGCAAACGTCTTTACCATGTTAACAACTCATGTGAATGTGTTGTCCGAATTATTAAATGCTGGCAATCACCCGATATTGGACCACATCAAAGGCACACCATGGCAGACAGCAAACACAGCTTCGGAAATGAGTACAGAAGTTCGAATTAATCGTGAGCAAGCACAACCTTTGATTATGGCATATGATGAGTGGAAATCAAATAGAACAACTGAATGACCGTGAAAAGTTTCACTGGTATCAAAATGCGCAAAACTTATTTTGGAAATCTCCAATATGGGAAGTTCAAACAAAATTTAATGCAGAATTCAATAAAAAACTACTAGACGAAATTTATAGTATAGGTTATGGCATCGCCACTGGCCAAGATAAAAAACCAAAAGACAGCATATGGGATTATGACAAGCCCAATCTAAACATTATCAAACAAGAAATTATTGATATTGTTACAAAAACAATAACCCAACAAATTCCAGAAATCAGAATGTTAAACCTTAAAGGTTGTGAGCACTTCTTTGGCTGGGTTAATGTGCATGAACCGGGAGAAGGTTTAGAAGTACATGGCCATACAGAATCCGCTATTGCGGCCACATATTACATACAAGCACCAGAAGGATGTGGAGAGTTGGTACTATTTGACAGTTCCAACGCAATTGATTGGAAAAACACCACTTTAACCGGTACGCCTGTAGTGAAAGAACGAAGAATCAAACCTATTGAAGGTAAATTGGTCTTTACACCATCATATGTTCTTCATGGTGTAACGGAGAATAAATCAAATGATTTACGTATATCTTTATCTACCGATTTACGAAAGGTGGTTGACAAAAACACCAATAATACTGTAATATTAAAAAGTTGGGCCAGTCGAATGAAAAAAATTAAAGAATGGAAATGTTCACAAAGTTAAATTATGAGTTTTCTAAACCCATATATGCCGTTACACAGGGGTTGAATACGTTTACGGGTGTTGATAATAAAGGTATAGATTATAAAAAGATATGGTCACCTGAACCCGAAATAATGTATAAGATTTTACCTAAAAAATATTGGGAAGATTTTTATTTAACTGTTATGACCATCAATCGAAATATACCACCACATACAGATAGTGATATATTAACCACAATTAATTTTTACATTGAAACTGATAACTGTAAAACGATATATTATGAACCTTTGGTAGATGATTTGCAGATATTTCAAATAAAAAATCAAACAAATGGATTCATATACAAAAAAGAGCAATTAAAAGAAGTTGGTAGTTTCGTGGCACAACCAATGGAAGTTTGGGTATTAAATGTTAAGAAAATTCATAGTGTCGAATCGGATAAAGAAGAACCTTTTAGAAAAGCCGTAACTTTAGGCACAAGAAAACATAATTATGAATCGGTGTGTGAGATGTTAAAAGAAACTGGATGTCTATGAATATAATTCGTAATGATTGGTGGGTGACACCGGTGTGGGAAATACAAACAGATTTTGATGAAAAATTTAATGATAATTTATTAAGTGAATTGAAATATTTTTACACAGATGAAAAAATTAAAAATATCAAAGATTCTAATATATGGGTGATGAATACACCTTATGTAAAATCATTAAATGATTATATAATTAAAATGGTGACAGAACTTACTTATGATTATGTTGCAAAAAATTATGATGAATATGAATTTCATCACACAAGAGGTTGGGTTAACTATAGTTTACCTGGACAATCCATGGCAATACATGATCATGGAGGTAGTAAAATAACAGCAACATACTATATACAAACAGATGATGATTGTGGTGACCTATTATTAATTGATCCCCGTGGTGGTGTAGATTGGGACAAAGAGGTTTATAAAAATGTTAATGGAGCTAAATTTAAAAAAATAATACCGAAACCAGGAAAACTTGTATTTTTTCCATCATATGTTTTACATTCTGTAGATGTTAATAAATCTAAAAATATGAGAATTTCATTGTCTACCGATATGCAAACATTTTCAACTAATCTATTGAACAATTTTATAGAAATGAAAGAAAAACAAAAAAATGTGGTATGAAAAATTAGATATTCAATTTGATATTGAAAAATTAAGAAAAGAAGTAGAAGAAAGTGTTTTTCCTCTAGGTGATCAAGTTGTTCAAGGTGAAGAATTTGAAACACAAAATTATCATGGGTTTGGTGGTTGGAGTATTTTGAGTAGGCGTGGTGATTGGAAAGATGGTTGGGAAGTTGTTCAGCATGAACATGGATTAAAATTAGAAAATTTTCTACCGACAAGAGAATTGATTATGAAGTCGTACAAACATTTTAATATTGCTCACAGTTTGGAGCACGATAGACCAACTCAAGCTTGTGTCGGAGAAATTAAAAAGGTTGTAGATAAATTGAAAGATTTGGGATTTGAACCAAGGCGAGTAAGAATAACTTGTTTACAGCCTCATTGTAAGAGCTTGGTGCACAAAGATGCTGAAACAACAGATTATATGGCCAGAATACACATACCATTATGGACAAACAAAAAGTGTGTTCATATATGTCAAGGAAAAAATTTACATATGCCGGCCGATGGATCAGCATACATTGTTTGGGTGAATTTGTGGCATCAAATTAGAAATGATTCCGATGAGCCTAGATATCATATTATAATGGATGCTTACGATACTAAAAAAATAACAAAGTTTTTTAAGTATGAAGGTGAATTTCAACAGTTAGAAGATTTCACCAGAAAATTTAGGCAAGATATAGAAGAAGCGGAGCTAACACAAGAAGATATTGACTTCTTTGAAGCTATTAAAGAGAAATATGTAACCAACTATAACGTAACGTAAAATGAATGCAAATACAAAATTAGACATATGCAATACTTGTGAGAATTATAAAGTTAAAATAAAAATATGCACACAATGCCATTGTTATATGCCAATTAAAGTAAATTTACCTTTTGTAAAATGCCCTATAGGAAAATGGTAATGTTTAATTACTGCCCACCAAAAGTATTACAAGACCTACCATCAGAAACATTTCCTGATGGTAAACGGTTTTATAAACTACCTGATGGTACAAAATTACCATCGGTCACCACAGTCATTGGTGCTCAAAAGAAACATATTTTTCAGGCATGGCGCAACAAAGTGGGTGAAGATGTTGCCAATGCCATTACCAAAAAAGCAACTTCTCGTGGTACAAATGTTCATACATTGTGTGAACGATATTTAAACAATGAATCATTAGGTAATATTATGCCCGATGCACATGAAATGTTTTTATCAATCAAACCGCATTTAAATCGTATTAACAATATTCATTACCAAGAACAAGCATTATGGTCCACACAATTAAAGATGGCAGGCCGAGTGGATTGTATTGCTGAGTTCGATGGTGTGCTTTCGGTAATTGATTTTAAAACATCCAAAAAAATTAAGAGCCATGAGGACATTGAAGATTACTTCTGGCAAACATCTGCCTACGCCTTGATGTATGAGGAGTTGATTGGTCAACCTATCCATGATTTGGTTATCGTCATGGCCGTTGAGGATTCGAGTCCTATCGTATTCAAACAAAAGACCGAGGACCATATCACAGGCCTAGTCAATGCCATTTCATATTATGAGAAAAGTGGTAAATATTAATTAAGCTGGTTGCCTATATAAGTATAAACACTTATAATAGGACACTATGAACAAATATTGGAAAAAACTCTGCACTCCCGAGCAGAACGAAAGACAGTACGGGGCTTTAAAATTTTTGGCTGGTGGTTTAAGTTTTCTTTTTGTTATTTGGTTACTAGAAAGGATACTGTAATGCCTAACAAAGATTGTGTAAAAGAATATAAAGTAAGAAGTTTTGCTTTCTACATGGGCGCCTGTGCATTTGCTGTAGGTGTATTAACAATACTTTTTGTATTAAACTAATTCGTAGAAGTTGTTTGAAAGTTGTTGTGGACGTGGGTGCGATTCCCACCACCTCCACCAAAAGTATATTGACGAACCGAGTTTTCGGTAGCAAACACAAAAGTGGCAATATACTTCTGATGGGGGTGTTTTAGAATCGACATGGCAATAATTAGAACAATGGAGAATCGCCAGAGAAGGCGTAATCACTAATTAAATTAAACGCAAACGATAAGTATGCACTTGCTGCCTAATAGGTAAGCGGAGTTTCGCCAGGTGAACTTAGCAACAGAATCACCTGGATAAATAAATCACCAGCATCACACAAACCGCTGGTAATACACATAAACACACACAAGGAGAAGTAAATGAGTATGACACCTTATGAGATTCGGCTAGAACTCTTAAAAATGGCCAAAGATATGTTAACTGATGACTATCACACAAAACGTGATGCTCTACAACAGCAATGGCATACACAGGTCGATGCAGCTAAAATTGCTGGTACAACATCACCTGACTACCCCGCCTTACCGGCATTCCCCACAGAAGATGAAATTGTAAAGAAAGCGGAAGCTCTCAATCAATTCGTTTCTCAAACCACTCCACAACCTGAAGTTAAAATAAAATCGAAAACAAATTCGTAATTGGAGACCAAGGCGGTCAGATGTTTGGCCGCCGCAATCAATAAGGAAGAAAGATGTTTAAATTTAACACACAGAAGTTTAACACATTAGCAGTAGTATTAGCAGTATTAACAATAGTATATACAGCACCAACTCTATCGAGAGAGTTTATTACAAATGCAACACAGAAACAAGTATCGGCAGATTATCTAAAACAAATTGAATGCCTTGCTAAAAATATCTATTATGAATCTGCTGGTGAATCTTATGAAGGCAAATTAGCCGTAGCACAGGTCACAATGAATCGTGTTAATAGTGGCATTTTTCCACGAAATATATGTTCAGTTGTTTATCAGAAAACAACGGATCAAAATTTAAGAACCGTGTGTCAATTTTCATGGACTTGTATGGTCAAAGAAATGGTACACATTCATGATCGGTATAGATGGGAAGAATCTCATTTAATTGCAAAAAGAGCATTGACAGTTTCAGTTTTACATGATAAAATAGCAGAAACAAACGCATTGTATTACCATGCAGTTTATGTAAATCCTGGCTGGAATAAACAAAAGGTTGTAACGAAAATAGGTAATCATATATTTTACAGTAGAATTTAAATTATGCCTAATCGTGAAGAAATTAAAAAATTTAGTATGATGATTGAAAATTTGGTGATAGAAAATCGTTTAGGTTATATGGACGCTATCTGCCACCATTGCAAAGAAACTGGTTTGGAAATTGAAGTGGCCGCAACATTAATCTCACCCGCACTTAAATCAAAGATTAAAGAAGAGGCTCAAGATAATAATATGTTGAAGAAAACATCCAGATTGCCAATTTAAATTATGACGGAGAATACCGGTTTTGCCGCATATGCTTTATGGAATGCTTTGAAGTTACATTTTACTTCCGAATCTTATGATTACTTTAGATACAACGGAAAAACAAATGTATCTAAGCAAACATTTACTACCAACAAATCAAAATACCAATTCTATAAACTATCTCGTAAATATGATTTAGAAGAACTCAAGAACTTTTATATTGCCAATTTTATACAAGGCAAAGGTGATTGGGTAGGTGATTTACTTCAGGATGGTGACGAGAATTATACCAAGTGGCAAAAAACTCAACAAAGCTTGACATATACCTTTGAAAATGATATAATTGTATTATTGGATAAGGTAGAAAATCCAAATGATTTATTAGTGGTAAGAAACAATGAATTTCCTAAGTTAATGCAGTATACTACACAAGGAGATATAACACTTGAAACACTTATCATTTTGAACGACCTGATGAATTTTTTCCCGATGTGGGAAAAAGAAATATATGATGATATTGTTTGGCCTAGTTTTAAAACTAAATGTGTGAAATATAAACCATTTCTACATTATGATAAAGAAAAGTTCAAACAAATTTTGAAAGAAAAGATTAAAGAATATGCATAAGATTACCAAGATTTACTTGGACATGGATGGTGTGATTGCCGATTTCAATAAACGATACAAGGAATTGTACAAAATTGAACCGAAAGAGGCCGACACCTATAAAACCTTTGACAAGTTCTTCACCATGTTCATTGCTGAAAGGCAGTTTGCTACATTGAACTTGATGCCTGATGCTATCGAGTTAATTAACTATCTCAGGTCATTAAAGGTACCAACAGAGATTCTTTCTTCCACTTCTTCTGAGAAACGGGATGCAGAGATTCGGGAACAAAAGATTGAATGGTTGAATAACCAAAACATTGAGTTTCCTGTGAACTTGGTTCCAGGTAAAAGATTTAAGAGAGATTTTTCTAATTCGAATTCACTATTGATTGATGATACACCACAGAACATCGACCAATGGCGAGTTGAAGGTGGTATTGGTATACTTCACACGGACGCCATTACTACCATCGGTATTTTGAAGATGTACACTTGACATTGGATAAATATTACTATATTATGAGAAGTATGTGGACAAGTCGTTTTTAATACACCGTTTATACACCGTTTATACGAAAGGAAGTAAATTATGAGTTCATTTGCGAACCTCAAACGCCAATCTGGCAACCTCGACAAACTATCTAAAGCAATCGAGGCACTTAATACCTCATCCGAAGGCAACGATAAATCAGATAACTACTGGCGCCCAGCCGTAGATAAATCTGGCAATGGCATGGCAACGATTCGTTTCCTCCCAGCACCAGCAGTTGATGGTGATGATGCGTTACCATGGGTGAAGATTTTCTCACACGGATTCCAAGGTCCAGGTGGATGGTTAATTGATAATTGTTTAACCACACTCAATCAACAATGTCCCGTTTGTGAACATAATTCCTCATTATGGAATTCTGGTATTGAAGCAAATAAAGATATTGTCCGTAAGCAAAAACGTAAACTAAATTACATTGCAAACATTTATATCGTATCTGATCCTTCAAATAAAGAAAATGAAGGTAAAGTATTTTTGTTTAAGTTTGGCAAGAAGATTTTTGATAAGATTTCAGAAGCCATGAATCCACAATTTGAAGATGAACAAGCAATTAACCCATTTGATATGTGGAAAGGTGCCAACTTTAAGTTAAAGATCCGTAAAGTTGAAGGTTATCAGAATTATGATAAATCTGAATTCGAATCGCCTGCTGCTTTGCTGAATGACGATGAAGAACTAGAGAAGATTTGGAAGTCTGAACACTCTCTACAGGAACTCTTAAAAGATGGTGAATTCAAGTCGTATGATGCTTTGAAGCAACGCTTAGATAAAGTTCTTGGTCTTAATGGTGAAGCACCACGCACAACTGTAGAACAAGCCAAAGCAAAGCCTGCACCTAAACCTGTTGCAGAAGATTCTCCATTTAAAGATGATTCTGAAGATGATGATATGGCATATTTTAGTAAACTTGCTGAAGAAAATTAATTTTCTTTTACTTAAAAGAAACCCACCTTTATGGTGGGTTTTTTATTATACAACCCGTAAACTACTTAATAGCATTCTCTGAAAGGAATCTTCCATATTCCTCACAGAAGGTATAGGACCTTTTGGTTTTTGGCTCTTGGTTGAACTGATATTCGTATTGTTTGTAATCTGTGCAGTCGTAACCGATTCTGGTGTGCTTGGTAAATTCAATTCTAAATTTTCACTGGTTACGGCATTTAGTTTACTGGTTGTTTTTGGATTGGACATTTGTTCACTTGGTGTTGGTGTTTCTGTTGGTGTCACCGCTTGTGGTGTTGTGTCAACTGGTGTGGCAGTTTGATTTAATGTCAGAATTTCTTTCTTTACTCTATCTCTTTCCATTTTATAATCTTCAACAGCTTCTAGAGCACCGGGTCCCCTTTCGGCAAAACCTTTCAATTGAACGTTGTTTAATGGTTCACTTTCATTATAACTGAATTGATAATTTTTTATTTCTGCCATTGTTCTGTCATATTCAGGTAATTTTTTCTGACGATCCATTTCATCTTTAACGCCAGCTAAACCACCAACCTTTTCTGCTTGATTCAGGCCTTTACTTAAATCAGAATCTGCGGCTTCATAACCAGAAGGATCTTTTAACATTTTCCAAAACGCCCATGCGGTAATTGCTCCGGCTGCAAGACCCATCAATCCTAATCCAAGAGGACTAATCAAAAAAGTACCTAATTTTGCTAAAAGTTTTAAAGGTCCAAGTGGACCCAAACTAAATGCCGACAACACACCTTTAATCAGAGTGCTTATGCCATCAATAACTGACATAACACCTTTGATCGCATCACCAATCAAACCAGTTACTATTCCCAAAATAGTTGATAATAAACCAGAACCATTATCGGCCTTTGTTGCTGTTGCTGTAGTAGTTGATGTTTGTTTTTTTCCTGTAATAGCTTCAATCAAAGCTTTGTGCCTTCTTTCTCTTTCTAATTCTTGTTCTTCTTTAAAATTGCCTTCTCTTGCTCTACGTTCAGTATCATTGTCGTTTGTTGTTTTTAGTAATGTGTATATCTTAGAAAGAATATCCATCACATTATTATCAGAATCCAACGTGTCTATTTTTGTGGCTGTAGCACCAACTTCTTTTGCTTTTTTGGTACCAGAAAAATATTGAATATCTTGTTGGGTTCTACCGAGCATGCTACCAAGTAAAGCAGGTGCAAATTTAGAACCACCGGTCATAAACTTGGCAATATTTAATGGATCAAATTTCTCACTAAAACCTTTAGACCTTGCTTTAGATTTATCAGATAGTGTTGCTTTTATGGCTGAACCTACGCCTTGACCTTCCGACAATTTTTCAGTCAGATATGAAATATAAGATTTTTCTCTTATCTTTTTGGCTTCTTGATAGTTCATGTTGATCTAGCTTTCTTAATCAGAGGATTGGTATCATCCTCTTTTTCTGGCACATTACTGGCCGTTGTTTTATTACTTATATTGGTATTATTTACACTTTTACTGGTTGCTGGAGATTCCTGAAAAGATTTCTTTAATCCCATGTTCTCTTTTGTTTCTGAATCAATTTTATTACCTGACGATACAGGCGGAACAGCAGTAGATTTATTACCTTGCATATTTTTTAATCGGTCAGCGTCTAATGCGGCACCTACTTGTTCAGGAGAATTATGAGCTACGTTACCCCCAATACCAGAATAATATGAATCACCTTTTTTTAATTTTTTCTTGCCAACGTCCATATCATATGGTATACCAACAGAAGCAAACTCTTTAGCTAATTCTAATATTGCACCATCTCGGTCATCACTTCGACCTTTTACATATGCATCTACTTTTTTTCGATTTTGACCAATTAATCCATTAGCAAATAACATATCTTGTGTGGCTGGATCCAAATAAGTTGTTTCTGGATCTATTTTTAATTTTTCAATTAAACCTTTCATAGTACCAGGAATTATTTGATATTTACCCACAGCAAAAAGTCTATCAGGATCACCTTGTTTTAATGCACCTCGCCTCAAATATTCAGAGATGGTCATGTTACTAAAATCAATAGGCTTATCTGACGGAATCATTTTATTACCAACAGTACCTTTGTTGTACGCATTATAACCGGCTTTGCCGCTTTCATATTTTGATATGTTGGCCGCAAGAGATTCTTTACCAACTAAAGCGGCAGTACCAGCAAGTGCACCGCCAACCAATATTGCAGCACCACCGATTTTGCCAGCAGTAGGTGGTTTAGGTGCTGTGGGTGTAGGTTTAGGTGCTGGTGCTGTGGGTGTAGGTTTAGGTGCTGGTGCTGTGGGTGTAGGTTTAGGTGCTGGTGCTGTGGGTGTAGGTTTAGGTGCAGATACAGTTGGCTTAGTTACTTCTTTTGGAGGTGTAACGGGTTCTCCTTTGGCTTTATCTAACTGATCAGTTTTCTTTTTTTGTTTGCCGATCTCTTTACCGGCATCATCTAATTTTTTTGTTTGTTTTTTTGTTGGCTTAGCTTTTTTTCTGGTAGTCAACGCTTCAATGAGGGCCTGATTTCTACGATTTTCTTCAGATTCAATTTCTTCTTGTTGGTTTTCTCTTTGTTCTAATTCTAATTTTCTATCGTTTTCAATTTTAACAAACAAATCATATATTTGACCAAGATATTGAACTACAGATCCAGAATCAACAGAGGAACTTTTTATTCCTTGATAATCTCGTGGCTTTTTGCCGGTAAAAAAACCAATATCTCGTTTACTTCTTCCTGTTAAAGCACCAAGAAAAGCAGGTGCAAATTTAGAACCACCAGTTACAACTCTGGCGATGTTTAGTGGATCAAAGCGTTGTTTAATGCCGGTAAAAGTTGCTTTTGTTCTATCAGAAATGGAACTTCCAATGGCAGCACCCGTGCCCATACCCGATGATAACCTTTCGGTCATCATAGACATTAAACCTTTTTTTCTGATGTCTTTGGCTTTAAAATAGTCCATTTACTTTTTTCTTTGTCTTTCTCGTATCTTTTGGTTTTCTTCTTCAATATACGCAATCAACATAGAAACGTAAATGTCCCGTTCCCAAGGCATCATATTTTCAAGCTCTGACAAACTATACTTGTGGTGTTGTATCAATGAAAAGTTTGTCTTGTAATAATTACTCAGATTGTCATGACGAAAAATTAGCCGAAAAAATTTTCTAGGCCTTCTACTTCTATTTTATGGTGAAACCCACACTTTGAGCAATCAATTTCAACTGTTTGTTTTAAACTTGGCAAATTATTAAAAAAATTCTCTACCTTGGCAAACTGTGATTGATTCATGCCTTCCACAAACTCTAACATTTCACCTGGTTGTGCTTCTGCTGAGTAATAGAATTGTTCACCATCATAGATATACTCTATAGAACTGGCAATCATATTAAATGTGGTTTCAGTAATATTATTATACTTCAATGAATCTTGAACTATGTTGAACTCTGGATATTTTAATTTGATTGAGATTGTGTCGGTCAACTGAATTTCATCAGAAACACCTTCTTTGCGTTCAACCTGTAAATCTAATAGATTGATTTCTTTTTCCATTAAATTACCACATACTTTATCTTCAACTTCATTATTGCACTTATATTTTGATTCAACAACCTCACCTACTGATTTAGCACGTAAGTTAACAAAATAATATTCAACATCAATGATGGGTAATTTTTCAATATCGACACCTTCCGTTAAGGTACAATTATAAAGGATATCTTTTACATTTTGGTGAATTGTGGATGTTTCATTCGATTCAACTGCCATCAAAAGGTTTCTTTGTTCTTTAACCAAAAATGGTCTGTATTTAATTTTCTTTTTAGATAACGGCAATTCTATTTCATATGTCGGCACATCAAGTTTTGGTAAAGCCATAATTTATCTCCTTATAAAATCACTTAAAAATACTTCTTTGTATGTTATTCACTATTGATTGACCAGCTGCACTTACAGCACCTTGAGCGTTTCCACCTAAACCACCAACCACATCAGAAAAATTGGCCAAGCCAGCATCGACCAATTCCATACCAAATGATTGTAGAGAATTATTACTCCAACGAGTGTATGCAAAAGTTACTGAAAGCTTGTGTGGGTTATCGGATGACCAATCTAAATCTAATTGATTCATTGAAATTGGAAACGCATCAAACAAATTAACAGAATATGATACTTTGTTTTCTACATCATATTGATTAATCTGTATTGTCGTGGAATAATCACCCTTGTATCTAAAATTATAATTGTATGTTGGATTAATAAAATTCATCCAAGCATCAAAGAATATTTTTTGTTGCATATCACCATCAACAATAAAAGTTAAATCCATGTCGTTATAACCAGTCAGATATGGATACTTCTCAACAGGATTAGATCCAATTTTTTGTTCTACTGTCATTAAACTTCTACCTGGCAAATTAGCATTCTCACAACGGTACACTAAATTTCTAGCCGATTTGATATATGGTATTAAAGTTAAAGGAATAGGAATGTTCACATCAAACCTATTTGCTCTCGCTAGGTCTTTTGTGAAACTGGATTTAAAATCGTTAATGGTACCTGGCATTTAACTTTTCCTTATTTCTTCTAATGAATCTTGCCAAACTTCATTTACCGAAGCCTTTTTAAACTGGTGAATAGGCAAGTATGCCGCAATATCCCATTCATTTGGTTGTACGGCAAGTATTTTTGACTGAATATGACCATGTAAATACTTCTTCAAGCATGGCCGAAACTCTCTATAACGCTTGGAGGCGTTTAAAATATCGTAGCTGACTCTCATACGCATAATATCATTATTGCCGTCAAGGATGGCGTAATCCATCAGTTTATCCAAAAGCGTGATTCGGTATTTTACCGGTAGATAATGTAGGTTTAAACCGAGAAAACCATCTTTATATTTTTCCAATACCAAAACCAAAGGAAAGCGGTCATAATATGGTATGTCTTTTTTCGTTTTAGGATCATAATAAAAATAATATAATCCACCAGTCACAAAACGATTTCTTTTTCTAAAAGCTTCGTTATTGATTGTTGATGGTATTCCTGAAGGATTTCTCAACTCAGCAATCTTTGTGGTTAGCCATTTAAGAGAATCACGGCTCATTATTTGCAATTGAGCAGTTGTTCTTTCTTTGGCTAATTGTGTAAGTTTAGATCCCATTGTATTATTTAGTCTATAGTCCTAGATGATCTTCTGTTATTAACTTAAACTCCCAACCACGATCTAAACAATATTCCGTGGCGGCCTTCCATTTGGCTTGATTGATTCCATATGTAACCACCTCATTTATGTATTGTTTTGTCAATCGTTTTTTAGTTTCAGGAGTGATTGTTTGTTTCTTAGGTTTAACTTCAAGTAACATTGTTTTCAACACTCCTGTTTTGGTTCTAACTTTAATCAAAAAATCTGGAAAGTAACGATGCCACAGGCCATCTTTTGGAGATTTATAAGGAATGATCAATTCTTCTGATGCCCATGATACAATATCTGGATTTTTGTCGAACCAATTCATCATCTTACACTCCCAAGAAGAGCGATAAATGATATTATTAGGATCCCCAACGTATTTTTGAGGATTAGAAGGTGTGAAACGTCCATTATAAGCCATATAAATACTATGTATAACTTTTTTAATAGAGGATTCAATGGCCATTATTTCCATACCAAATTCTATAGGTGGAGTTTCCATACCTGGAGCCTTAGTTGAAGGTCCATTAGGTACTCTATTTGGAAATAAATTTGGTCGAACCGATTTACAATACCCTAGAGATTTACAGACATCGACAAGAGGCCATGTTGTTGTAATTAATATCAATGAAATAACACCAGCAACATATGAAAGTGTAAAGAGCAGTTTTATTAAAGGTAAAGATAAATTATTTGGTGCTGTTAATAGTGCTGTCAATAATGCTGGTAGTTCTTTAGAATCAGGATTAAATGCTGTTACATCTTATGTTGACGATATAAAAAGTGGAAAAATATCACTTGGTGGCGAATTAGATAAATCGGTTGCTGGATTGAAAGATTTTCTAGGTAATGACAGTATCAACATTAAAAACCCAACCAAAAAATCTGTTGCCGGAATATCATTGTATATACCAGATACGATGGCTTTTACATATTCTGCTTCATACGGACAATTAAGTTTGGTTGACGCTGCTGCTCAGGTACCGGGAATAGGCAGAGCAGTTGGTGCAATCGCTTCTATTGCTACCAGTGGGCCAGCAAGATTATTGGCCAAGGGTGCCGGATTTGCTTTTAACCCACAACAACAATTATTATTTGATGGTATAGATTTTAGAACATATCAGATGGCATTTACATTTACACCATATTCTAAAAAAGAAGCGGAAACAGTTGCAAAAATTGTTAAAATGTTAAAAACACATGCAGCACCACGATTGGCAGAAGGCACAGCCGGTATGTTTTTTGTACCTCCGTCAACATTTAATTTAGAATTTTTATTTAATGGTAAAAGAAATCAAAATGTTGGCCGAGTTGCTGAGAGTGTAATTGAAAGTATTGATATCAATTATTCTCCAAACGGATTTTCAACTTTTGGTGATGGTGCACCAGTTCAAACAACAGTAACTATAAATTTCAAAGAAGTTGAACTCATTACAAGAGAAAAAATAGAAAAAGAAGGTTATTAATGCAATATTTCGACACATTACCAAAAATTATTAAAACCGATACAAGTGGTAATTCATCACTAATGGTGAATTTGATGGCAAGGTGTAGTGTTATTCCCGACATACTTAATAATCCATTAGTATATTATTCATATGATATCCAAGAAGGAGATACACCAGAAATTATTGCTTACAAATATTATGGTGATTCTTATCGTTATTGGATTGTTTTATACGTAAATCAAATATTAGACCCACAATGGCAATGGCCAATGCAGTCTAGTGTTTTAGAATCTTATATCACAGATAAATATAATTTTAATGCTAAAGCTACCATTCATCATTATGAAAAAGTGATTACCAAATTTAATTCAAGAACAAGCACCACGACAATTGACAATTATATTATTGATCAACAATCTTATAATACTTTACAAACCGGAGTGTTTGAACGTAACATGGCAACCGGACCATTTACTATAACCACTAGCCGTAAAACAGTTTCTTATTATGAATACGAAACAGATTTAAATGAATCGTATAGAAATATAAAATTATTAAATTCAATTTATGTGGGTGAATTGGAAAAACAGTTTAAAAAATTAATGGCTTAACATGGCAGAATTTGATCAATCTTCTTTAGGTGTGGAATCTCCTGGTGCCTACTATACACAAGACTATTCATTAGAAACTTTAAATTTTTTAACTTCAAGTGGTCAAAAATTTGAGTTAAAACGTTTAATGATTGATATGTCCTATTATGAGGACCTTTATAGTTTTACAGCCTCAGGTTATGTTACAGTAACAGATTCTCAAGGATTTATTGAACTTTTTCAATTAACAGGTAATGAATTCATTGAAGTTAATTTTGGTAAAGTGAAAAATGGATCAAACAATAATGATCAATTGTTTCGAGTATACAAAGTTGGAGGTAAAAAACCTGCAGGAAATTTAAATACTGAAACATACACACTATATTTCTGTTCGGAAGAATTGTTGTTATCTGAACAAATTAAAATCAGTAAATCGTATACTGGCCAAAAAATATCCACTATTGTAGAAAACATATTGGTTGATAAATTAAAAGTGCCTAGCAGCAAAATTAATAACATTGAATCAACAACTGGTTTATATGATTTTGTTATACCTCGATTAAAACCATTTGAAGCGATTAGTTGGTTGTCAACTTATGCTCGACCAGCAAATAATGGTTCCGTTGGTGCTGATATGTTATTCTTTGAAACTAAAGATGGGTTTAATTACCGATCATTGCAGTCCATGTTTAAAGAAGAACCATATGCTACTTACAAGTATCAGGCACAAAACATTGCCATGGATAAACAATCTTTTAAAGAAAAAACAATAAGTGTTTTGGATTATGAATTTGTTAAAACTTATGATTCAGTCAACGAAATAAGTTCTGGCACATTTGCAAACAGATTAATTTCAATTGATCCATTAACAAGGTCATACAAAGTAACCGATTTTGATTATTTAAAGTATAAGAACCAAGCAGTTACATTAAATGAAGGTGAAGTAAGTAATGCGTTAAAGAATAGATTGGGGTTAACTCAATATGAAACATATGATGCAACACTAAAAGTAGCTTTGTCAAATTCTGGCCAAAATGAAGCAGCTTACTTTAAAGAAATACCAGGATCAGTTGCAAAAAACATTGCAATAGAAACATATTTGCCAAATAGAACGGCACAAATTGCTCTCGCAAATTATACTGTTGTTAAATTAACAATACCTGGTGATCCAGGTTTGACAGTAGGCAGAACAATTGAATTTAATTTGATGTCACTAAGACCAGAAACAAACGAAAAACAATTGGACAAATTTTATTCAGGCAAATATTTGGTCACAGCAGTTCGACATATCATACAACCAAATAAATATCAAACAGTTCTTGAAATTAGTAAAGATAGTGTACCAAATAATTATCAAGAAATAGATCAAACGGCATTTAAAGAAGCGGTGGCAGAATGAATAATTTTATAGGCAAAGATGGATTTAATTGGTGGTATGGTGTAGTAGAAGATGTTAACGATCCAGCCAAATTGGGTCGAGCAAAAGTTCGTATCTTCGGACACCACACAGATAACTTGGTAGAATTACCAACAAAAGATTTACCTTGGGCCGCAGCCGTTAATCCAGTAAACAATTCAAAATCATTTAGTGCACCTAGATTAGGTGACTATGTGATGGGTTTCTTCTCTGACGGAACTTCATCACAATCACCAATAATGATGGGTGTTTTTCCTGGACTTGAAGCTGTACCAAATAAAAATAAAGGATTTTCACCTCAGAGTGATTTAAAACCGGCAACACCACCATCAGGCCAAGTTCAATATGAAGCAGGCAAACCTACACTTTCACCTTTATCTAGAGGTGTGGTTGATAAAACAGCCATTTCACAATCCAATGCTAATTTAGCTCATGTGTGTGACATCTCAGTAAATATGAAATTTGAAATTGCTAAAATGGCATTTAAAACAAGTGAATTGGTAGAAACAATTAGATCCGCAATTAAAGGCCTTTGGGCTAGTGCATCTTCAAGTCCATTTGCTGATGAAATCAGAAGTGCTATAAAAACAATTAAAGCACAAGTTAAAGTAATACAAAAATTTATTAAAAAAATACAACAATATGCCGGAGCTGTTAAAGATTTAATGGATCAACTACAAAAAATAATTCAATACGTTGCTACATTACCAGCAAGAATAGCCAAATTTCTACAAGATTGTTTAAAAGAAGCTCTTGGTGGTATATCTGGTGCAATTGCTGTAGGTCAAGAAATTCAAAAAAATATTACAGAAGGAAATGTTTCTTTAGCGAACTCATCAGCTATTGCAGCAGAACTAGCTTTGACCGATAAAGAAACTATTGTGCCAGTTCAAAATACGATTGGGAAACCATAATGGCCGATATGTCATGGACGGAACCGGAATCAGCAGCTAATACTGATTACCAACCAATATATTCTTATAATAATATACAACAAACAGAATCAGGTCATTCATTTGAAATGGATGATACACCAACTCGTGAACGTGTTCGTATACAACACCGTTCAGGTTCGTTTATTGAGATGCATCCTAACGGTGACGAAGTTCATAAAATTGTTGGTAAAGGCTATGAAATTATTGCTTCTGATAAAAACGTATTAATTAGAGGCATTTGCAACATAACTATTGAGGGTGATTCGGCACTTCACATTAAAGGTGATGCTTATACACAAATTGATGGGTCTGCATATCAAAATGTTAAAGGTGATGTAAATCAATCTGTTTCTGGAGATGCAATTCAATCTGTTGACGGTGATGTGGAAATAAATTCTTCTGGTGATATTACATTAGGTGCCTCAACTGTTAACGTAAATGCTGATTTGTATGTTCGTGGTGATATAGGCACATCACAATCAGTTCAAGCAGATGGAAATATTACAGCAGGTCTTTCTGTATCTGGTAATAAATCTGTTGAAACTTTAGGTTATATGATAGCAGGTACAACAATTGATGCCGGCATTTCAATGTTTGCGCCAATGGTTTCAGATATGTTTGGTTCAGTACAAATGTTTAGAATAAAAGTTAATATGCATACTCATATTGGAAACCGTGGATTCCCAACTTCACCTCCATTAAACGCACCAATGGAATCATAATATGTCCAGTATATACAATAGATTAGGATATAATTTTGATACCACCAAATTTGGTGATGATGTCGATTTAGCTCCTGGTGCGAATAACTTTCTTAATAATTCTTCAATTAATTTAAGTCAATGGCAAGTTGATGATATTGCAACATCAACAGCAACAGGTTACTATCAGAATCCATATTCATCTGTATTAAGTAATATGACAGTTGTTCTTACAGGTATGGCTGCAAACTGTAACATCAGTTCAATAACTTTTAATGTAGCTCCAACACAAGCAAACACATTATATTCTTCAATTATAAATGCATTAACGGCTGTTTCTGATTTTACAACACACACAAATTATATATCTGGTGTTGAACGATCAGCCAATACTGTTTTATATCCAGATTTAAATACAGCCCTATCAATTGGTCGCCAAGTATTAAGCTTAACCAATAAATCGGATCAAACACAAAATAACGTGCCGGTATTAGGAAATTTTACTAGCCTCTATATTCGTGACGATGTTGATTCAAGAAGTAACGCAATAATTATAGATTCAAGAACTTTAGGTAATTCTCTGTATGTTGAAGATGGTAACACATACAGTAACATTTCTGTTTCTAGTATTAACACAATTATAACAGATGTTAATTCTCTACAAACCTTGTTGGCAACCAGAAGAAACGGAGATATTAATTTTTATCAAAATTCGTTGGCAATTATAAGAGATTATCAAACCGTTTTGACTTTTTCTAGTGTTGGTGATACACAAAATTCTTTATTGCAAATAGTTGGCACAACAAAATTAAAAACTGATTTAGCTACTGCAAAGCCTTTGGCTGTAACAGTAAATACTTCAGCCGTATTGTATAATAATCCGTTTGCATCTGCTTTAACGTCAGGCACAGGAACAGGCACAACAATTGTAACTGGTGGTACGGGTGCCACAACTACTGGTGAAACAGGAACTTTTACTCTTACAGATACGGGTGTTAGTCCTGGAACTTATGGTTCTGCAAACAGAGTTCCTATTTTTACAGTAGATAGGTTTGGCCGCATTACATCTGCCACCTCTTTAGAAGCTGCTGGTGGTGGTGTATCGATTATTCAATTTGACACAACAACAACTAATCCAATTGCTGTTGACAATTTTGATATTTACACATATCGAAGTGCCAAATATGAAATACAAATAACATCAGGTTCTTTTTATCAAGTAATTGAGTTAAGGGTAATGCACAATGGAATTTGTGCCTTTATGACTCAATACGGTGAACTTGTAAGTGATATTACTCTTGGTCAATTTGATGCTGATGTTGCAAACAACGTGGTTAATTTATATTTTCGTCCTACACAAGCAATAAATACTGTTAAGATGATTAGAAGGTTAATCACAATATAATTTTTTAAAAAGGTGATTTTATTATGCGTTTTCATATTTTAGGTTTACCACATACTGTATCTTCAAAAGAATATAATGCTTGTGCTTATACACAAAAGGTAGTTAAATTTGGCAAAATGATGAAGTCGTTAGGCCATACTATTATACACTACGGCCACGAAGATTCAGATTTAGTTTGTGATGAACATGTTACGGTCACCACTAATAAAGATTTAGAAATTGCTTATGGTGATTATGACTGGCGTAAGAATTTTTATAAATTTGATGTCAATGACCATGCTTACCAAACATTCTATAAAAACGCCATTGTGGAGGTTGGTAAAAGAAAACAAAAACACGATTTTATTCTTCCTTTTTGGGGATCAGGTGTGCGTCCAGTTTGTGATGCACATTCAGATTTAATTTGTGTTGAACCAGGAATTGGTTATGCTGGCGGACATTGGGCTCGCTGGAAAATATTTGAATCATATGCAATATACCATGCTTATTATGGAATGACAGCCGTTGGTAGTTGCAAACAAGATTGGTATGATGCAGTTATTCCAAACTATTTTGATCCTGATGATTTTACTTTCCAAGAAAAGAAAAAAGATTATTTTTTATTTTTAGGTCGTGTATATGATGGTAAAGGTGTAAATGTTGCGGTTCAAGTAACTGAAGCACTTGGTGCCAAATTAATTATTGCAGGCCAAAATTCATTAACTCAAATGGGTTATAAAGAGATACCTGCTCATATTACTGAAATTGGTTACGCTGACGTTGAGATGCGAAGAAAATTGATGTCCGGTGCAAAAGCAGCCTTTGTGCCATCAATGTATGTTGAACCTTTTGGTGGAGTTCAAGTTGAAATGTTGTTCTCAGGAACACCTACAATTACAACTGATTGGGGTTCATTTACAGAAAATAACATACATGGAATTACTGGTTATCGTTGTAGAACCTTTGAACAATATTTGTGGGCTGCTAACAATATTCACAATATTAATCCTAAAAATTGTCGTGCTTTTGCTGAAAACTTTACATTAGAAAAAGTTGGCAAAATGTATGAGGAATATTTTCAATCTGTTTTAAATGTTTACACTGGTAATGGTTGGTATGAAAGAAATGATGCAAGACTTCAATTGAATTGGTTAAAGAAAAATTATCCTCATGAAATGCCTCAAACTATTAAACTAAATAGTTAGTTATAGAAGTACGTTTTAAAACAAAGGGGATAGTGAACCTTGAGCTGTGACGCAAATAATTTTTTCATAGTAAAAAATGGGCTGACTGTTGGCATTACTCCGGTAATTGCCGCTAATGGAGCTTGGATAGGACCTTTAGGTTCAAATCCTGGAGCTACAGGCGCTCAAGGTGCTACTGGTGCGTTAGGTGTTCAAGGTGCTACGGGTATACAAGGTGCTACTGGCCTTGGTGCAACAGGTTTAACTGGACCAACAGGCGCAACAGGTCCTTCAGGTGGGCCAACAGGTGCAACCGGTGATATCGGTGCAACCGGCGCAACAGGTCAATTAGGAACAACCGGCGCTACTGGCCCAATTGGAATTCCTGGACCACAAGGTTCAACAGGATTAACTGGCGCAACCGGTATTCAAGGCTTGACTGGTGCGACAGGAACTCCAGGATCGATAGGTAGTTTAGGTTCAACTGGTGCAACCGGCCCACAAGGTCCAGTAGGACTTAGAGGTGCAACAGGTTCTACCGGTAATCAAGGCACAACAGGTGCAACCGGCCAAAATCAGCCTTGGATCACAATCTCATCAAATACAACGGTAACACTCAATCAACAGTATCTTGCAAATACTGCAAACGGATCTTTTACAATTACACTTCCTGCATCACCCGTGCTCAGTAACACAGTTATTATTGCTGATGCTGGAACTTTTAATAATGATTGGAGTGTTCGAAATCTTATAATTAATCCAAATGGTGAAACAATTGAAGGTGTTAATGATACACTTGTATTGGATGTGGGTCAGAGTTTAATTTATTTGATTTATGATGGTACAACATGGCGACAAGTATCAAGTGCTGGTCCAATAGGTTTAACAGGTTCAACTGGACCAATTGGAACAACAGGTGCAACTGGACAAATTGGAACAACTGGTGCAACTGGTCCAACAGGATCTACAGGTGCAGGAACAACCGGTGCTACAGGCACCACCGGTCCTGTTGGGCCAATAGGTCCACGAGGATCTACTGGTGCAACTGGCATTGAAGGACCAATAGGTTCAACAGGTGCAACTGGACAAATTGGAACAACTGGTGCAACTGGTCCTCAAGGTGAAATTGGTTTAACAGGATCTACAGGACTTATAGGTACAACAGGATCCACAGGAGCTACTGGTGTATTGGGATCCACAGGTGCAACAGGTCCAATTGGAACAACTGGTGCAACTGGTGCTACAGGATCTTTAGGTTCAACAGGTGCTACAGGATCTTTAGGTTCAACAGGTGCTACAGGATTACGAGGCGCTACTGGCGCAACAGGTGCTACTGGTGGATTTGGTTCAACTGGTGCAACTGGTCCTCAAGGTGATCCAGGTGGCGCAACTGGACCAATAGGATCGACTGGTGCAACCGGTGCAGGAACAACTGGCGCTACTGGTGCTACAGGAAGCTTGGGTACTACAGGAGCTACTGGTCCATTAGGTTCTACCGGCGCTACAGGTTTAAGAGGATTTACGGGATCTACGGGACCAATTGGAACAACAGGTGCAACTGGACCTCAAGGTGATCCAGGTGGTGCAACAGGTGCTACGGGAGAAATGGGTGCTACAGGAGATGTTGGACCTTTTGGAGCAACAGGTTTAACCGGTGAAATTGGTCCTGTTGGTGAAACAGGCGCAACTGGACCACAAGGTGCCACAGGTATTCAAGGTACTCCAGGTGGTGCAACAGGTCCAATTGGAATAACTGGTGCAACTGGATCACAAGGTGCCACAGGCATTCAAGGTCCCACAGGTGCCACAGGACCAAGAGGTAATATTGGTAATACTGGATTAACAGGAGCTACAGGTGTAGGTGCTACAGGCATTCAAGGTCCCACAGGTGCCACAGGACCAAGAGGTAATATTGGTAATACTGGATTAACAGGAGCTACAGGTGTAGGTGCTACAGGCATTCAAGGCGCAACAGGATTAACTGGTGCAACAGGTATTCAAGGTAATCCGGGTGGTGCTACAGGAACCACCGGTGCTACGGGACCTCAAGGTTTAAGAGGTGCAACAGGACTTCAAGGTTTTCAAGGAAATGTAGGTTCTACAGGTGCCACAGGACCAAGAGGTAATACCGGTGATACTGGTGCAACCGGTTTAATAGGTTCAACAGGTCCAACTGGTAATACAGGATCAACAGGATTAACTGGTGCAACAGGTATTCAAGGTGATCCGGGTGGTGCTACGGGAACCACCGGTGCTACAGGAGCTACAGGCATAGGTTCTACTGGTGCAACGGGTGTAATTGGAACGACAGGTGCCACCGGTGCTACCGGCGGCATAGGTTCAACTGGTTCAACTGGTCCAGTAGGCTCAACGGGCGCAACTGGTCTTGAGGGTGCCACAGGAGAAACAGGTTCTATTGGTCCTACAGGTGCAACTGGTGTTTTTGGTTCTACGGGCCCTAGAGGACCACAAGGATTTACAGGATCTACTGGACCAATTGGAACAACTGGCGCAACTGGATCTCAAGGTGCAACTGGACCAATTGGATTACAAGGAACTCAAGGTGTAACTGGTAATACAGGAACAACTGGTGCAACTGGATCTCAAGGTGCAACTGGACCAATTG